CTACCCGGCCGGCCTGGCGGGCGGGACCGCTTCCCAGTTGCCGGCCTGGGCCAGCAGCCGCTCGGCGAGCGCGTCGTCGACCTCGACGGCCGCGCCGCGCTTCACCGTCTCCGTGGCCGAGACCTCGGGGACGATCACTTCGTCGAACTGCCCTATGTAGCTCACCTGCATGGCTTTCTCCTCAGCTCGGCAGCCGCTTCTCGACGGCGACCTGGAAGTCGATCCGGTAGACGCGGCCCTCGGGGTTGGCGCCCTCGGTCACCTCCGGCCGGCGGATGACGCTCACGCGGACGACGTTGCCAACGGTTGGGTCAGCCCGCAGGAAGGCCTCGACCTCCGCGAAGAGGGCGAGGGCGCGGCCGCGGACCTCGCGGAAGACCGCCTCGTCGCTGCCCGGTCGGATCACCCAGACCATGACGTCGACGGTGTAGCGCTCCTCCCGAGCGAGCTTCCCGAGCGCCGACCACTCCTGCTCCCCGTCCACGTCGCCCAGCTGGATCGACTCGCGCGCGGCGTCCTTCGAGGTCAGCGGCGCGCTCACGACCTGGACGCCGGCGAGCCCGGGACGCGCAAGGAGCCCGTCGACGAGGGCGTTCTTGAAGGCGTGGATGGAGCTCGTCGTCATCAGGCCACCACCGGGACCCGCTCGCGGTAGCGGTTGAGGACCTCGTCGACGAGCGGCAGCCCGAAGTAGGAGCCATTGCGGCCGGCGGTCGCGAGGGCGAACGTCCCGAACTCGCCCGACTGGCTCGTGGCGCGGTCGTCGAGCGGGCTCTTCACGAGCTGGTCGCGCAGCAGCCGGAGGGCGGCGAGGCGGATCTCGGCCGGCACGGGCTGGAGGCCATGCTCGTAGGCGACCTCGACGTTGCGGCGCCCGGAAGGGAAAGTGCCGAGCGTTTCCCGGTAGAGGAGGCCGCGCGGGTAGATGATGACGTCGGCCAGCTCCTCCGCGCTGAAGGCGGTCCAGGTCGTGCCGCTGCGGACCCGCAGACTGCGCACGGCGAGGACGCGATGGCTGCTGACGCGGACGGACTCCGATCCGTCCCCGTCGAGCAGTTCGCGCGCGTAGCGGGCGCCGAAGGCGACGTCGCAGATCTGGGCGAAGCCGTCGGCGATGCGGTCCCGAGCGGCGAGGATGGCCGCGTCCGCGTAGGTCGTGCTGCTGCCGAGGGCGCCGCCATCGTAGGCGCGGGCCTCGGCGAGCGTGAAGACGACGTCGCCGACGACGCGGTGATAGGTGGTGACTGCCTGGTCGGTGCCCGCGACCGAGAAGCTCCAGGTCGCGGTCAGGTCGGCTACCCGGGCGGTCTGCGCGGCGGAAAGCACGACTCGCAGCCGGCCCGAGCCGCCGCCGACCACCGTCGCGGGGACCGCGTTGAGCAGCACCGCGCCGTCTCCGTCGACGACCGTCACCGTGGGCGCCGGCGAAGGGTCGGGGTCGGTCGGCGTCCCATCCACGGACAGCACGACCTCGAGCACACCCGCAGTCTCGCGGAGGATGTCCGCCGACCCGACGCGGTCGAGTACGCTCATTTCGCCACCCCGATCAGCGAGAACGTGAACGAGGGCGTCGTGCCCGTGGTCGTCGCCACGTAACGGCACTCCTTGCCGAGGCCGGTGAAGCGCTTCCGCTCGGAAGCCACGCCGGTTTTCGCAGCGAAGCTCCCGACGGTCGCGGGCGTGTCTGCGGCGCCCTCTCGCGTCTCGATCGAGACGGTCATGGAGGGCGTGATGCCGCTTGCAGCCGTGACGTCGAGGAAGAGGTCGAGGGTGCTCACCTCCTCCGTGTTGAACCAGGCGCCCTGAACCGTCGCCGTCTCGGGTCCGGAAACGTGCAGGGCCAGGGATTCGCCGCGCACGAAGCGGCCGCGGGCGTCCGAGTAGCGCGCCATCAGCTCGCCTCCTCTTCGGTCGTGGGCGCCTTCGCCCGCTTCGCCTTCTGCGGCTCCGGCTCGGCGCCCTGCGGGGACCGTGGCAGGACGAAGCCGCGTTCGGCGAACCCGACCACGTCCTCGGCCATGACCTGCACGGTCCGCCCGTCGGGCGCGACCATCACGACCCGTTCGGGCTGCGGGTCTGGCGGCCGCGGGACGTGGTCGCCGTAGGCCACGAAGTCCTTGCTTCCGGTGATCTCGCTCATGGCTAGAACCCCGTGATGGTGCAGAACGCGGCCGGGCGCGGGACGGCGAAGCCAGCCCGCATGGAAGCCAGCAGGGCCACGATGCCGCGGATGAACCAGTCGCTGTGGGCGTCGGTCATTGACATCGAGACGCCCTCCCGGATCCAGAGGCTGGAGCCGCGGCGGTAGGCGCCGGCGAGGGGTGTCCCGCCCGTGAAGGCGACGTTGGCGACCATGGGCACGCCCCAGACCTGGTCCCCGCCGGCCTGGCTTGGGGGGCCGAAGAGGTAGCCGCCGTTGGCGTCCTTCTCCAGCCGCAGGTCCTGGGCGTCGTTCGGGTGCAGGCCGAGGGCGTCCGGCTGGAGGTTGGCGATGCGGATGAGCGTGAAGGCCTTGTGCACCGCGTCCGGCCGGCTGTCGCTGCCCTTCGCCTGCGTGCTGATGCCAGAGGTGTTGTAGATGCCGCGCAGGTTGGGGGCGGTGCCGTTGCCGCTCAGCAGCTGCCCGTCGAGCCGCTCCAGCACGCCCTCGACGAGCTCGCTCTCGATGATCGCGCGCACCTGCCCGGCGTCGGCGATGGCGCGCTTGGTCGCGGGGATGAAGTGCTTGATCTCCTGGACCAGCAACTGGCGGACGGCGAAGGCGACGCCGCTCTCCGGCGCCGCGCCGTCGGCGGAGCTCGTGGCTTCGGCGACCTCGGCGGCGTTGTTCGTGCGCGAAGTCTGCTCGACGTACTCGATCATGTCGCTGTCGGTGTCGCCGACGTTGACGAGGCCCGCGACCACGCGCGGCCGGCGGAGCAGCTCCAGCAGCTCCGTCTGGCGATCGGCCAGGATGAAGGCGCCGGCCTGCGTATCCGCGAGGCCGGTGATGAGCGTCTTGAACTCGGTCCGCTCCAGGACTTTCACCGGGGCGGTCGCGACGCGGGCATCGCTCATCTCGAGGATGCCGCTCGCCTTCAGCTGCTTGTAGCCCTCGGAGGCGAGCTGGCGGTCGGCAGCACGACCGCGCGTGGCGAACGCAACCGGAGAGCCGTCCTTGCGCTCGGGGTCCCCGGCGATCGGCCGCTTCGGCTCGCCCGCGGGCGCCTTTCCGCTCAGGCCCTCGATCTCCAGGAGGCGGTTGAGCTTCGCCTCGATCTGGGCGGACTCGTCCGCGAGCACCGAATAGGCCTTGTACGCCTGGTCGACCTTCTCGAAGTGCTCGCCCTCGGTCGGGTCGACGCCGGCGGCGATCATGTCGTTCTTCACTTCTCCGCCTCGGCGAAGGCGACCGCAGCCTTCGCGTTGGTGTCGCGCAGGGCCTTGCGCAGGTTCTCGATGGAGATGATCAGGCTCATGTCGGTCCTCCTACCGTTCGGCGCCATTGGCGACGGCGAGGGACTGGATTTCGCCGGCCAGGTCGTAGATGTTGTTCAGCCGCTCGAGGTCGGCGGCGGCGTTGCGGGCGCCGGCCTTGAGCGCGGCATCCCAGCGCGCGCGCAGGTGCGCGGGAGACTTCGTGTTGAGGGCGCTTGTGATTGCGGCCGGGTCGAAGCACGAGGGCGACTCTTCCAGCCGGTGGGACTTCGCGGCGATCAGCTCGGTGTCCGGATGGCGCCCGACGAGCACGGGGCCGACTTCGAACAGCTCCAGCCGCTTCAGGTGGCGGATGTACTGGCCGTTGCTGGCCTTCTCGTCGCTCCACTCCTTCGCCTCGAAGGCGAACGAGAACTCGCGCACGACCGGCGGCGAGGCCGTCATGCCGGTGTGGATGGAGCGGGCGTACTGGCCGCTGATGCCGTCGTCGTCGAGGAAGAGCCGCGCCTTGATCCGCAGCCCCTTCGCGTCCTCGACCGCCTGCAGCGCCTGCCCTACGGGCGGGATCGTCCAGACGTGCGACCAGACGACGGGCGGCAGCCCTCTTTCCTGGAGCGTCTGGGTGAAGGCACCGGGCTCGATGACGTCGGAGTCACCGAAGATGTCGGGGCGGTCCGGCGTGCC